TTGTAATTAGTAATATTTATAATAAAATAAATAATATAGCAAAATGGCAGTATTAGACCCAAACGAAATATTTTTCACAGCGTTTGAACCAAAACAGGCGAACCGCTTTATCATGTATATTGATGGAATTCCAGCTTATACAATTAAAGCAGTCGGTGCTGTAACTTTAACTCAAGGAACTGTACCTTTAAACCACATTAACGTTCAACGTTTCGTGAAAGGAAAAACAGTTTGGAACCCAATTCAGTTTACATTATTTGATCCTATCACACCTTCAGGTGCTCAGGCAGTAATGGAATGGGTACGTTTACACCATGAATCAGTAACAGGTAGAGATGGTTACTCAGACTTCTACAAGAAAGACTTAACTTTTGATGTATTAGGACCAGTAGGCGATATCGTTTCTGAATGGGTAATCAAAGGTGCTTTAATCCAAGATGCTAGCTTTGGTGACTATAACTGGGACACTGTTGATACAGCTATTAACATTACAATGACTGTACAACCAGATTACTGTGTATTAAACTTCTAATAAAAGTTTACATAAATTTAAATTTGAGCTTGGCTTTGCCAAGCTCTTTTTTTATATTATATGTATAATAGATAAAACTAGTTACAAATAAATAATTTATGAGCGAAAATAAATTTCCTACAGAAATTGTAGATTTACCCTCAAAAGGTCTTGTTTACTCGACAGATCATCCTTTACGTAGTGGTAAAGTAGAGATGAAGTACATGACCGCTAAAGAAGAAGATATTCTTACCAATCAAAACTATATCCAAAAAGGAATTGTTTTAGATAAACTTCTTGAAGCCCTAACTCTAAATAAATTCCCTCTTAAAGATCTAATCCCAGGTGATAAGAATTCTTTAATTGTAGCTTCACGTATTTTAGGTTATGGTAAAGACTATACATTTACCTATGGAGGCAAAGAATATAATGTAGATTTAAGCACTTTAGATAGTAAAGCATTTGATGAATCTTTAATTACTCCTAGGGGAACATTTAAATTTACTTTACCTGTTTCTAAAACTGAAGTAGAATTTAAACTTTTAACAGATAAAGACGAAGAATTAATTGAACAAGAAATCCAGGGCTTTAAAAAATTAAACAAAGAAATTTCTTCAGATGTTACTACTCGTCTTAAGTATCATTTAACAGCAGTTGATGGTTCCCAAGATAGAAATCTTATTAAAGAGTTTGTAGAATTCAATCTATTAGCTGCCGATTCTAGAGCACTTAGACTCTACATTAAAGAAATCTCTCCAGATATTAACTTAACTACTAAAGTAGAGATAAATGGTGTAGAGGAGGACATCGACATTCCAATTAGTCTTAACTTTTTTTGGCCTGACCTCTGAAATAGCATCTCAAGCCCGTATGGCTTTATTTAACCAAATCCATGAAATAGTATTTCATGGTCAAGGTGGTTATGACTATAACACAGTCTATAACATGCCTATTTGGTTAAGAAAATTTACCTTTAATAAAATTAAAGAATGGTATAATAAGTCTAAAGACAATACAAATGAAGATAGTTGGGTATCAGGTACAGCTAAAGATAATGCAGCTAAAAATAAAAAGATAAAACCACCAACTTATGTTACAAAGGCATCCAAAAAGTGATGCCTTTTAATATTTATAACATATGGCAGACGAATTCAAAGGTTTAAGTAATGAAGCTTTAAGAAACGTGCAGGGCGTTAGAGACGCTATGCGTGAGGTTGATTTAGCAGTACGTAATATCAACAAAGAATTTGTTACAGCTAAACAACAAGTTACTGATGTTGCCACTGAGTTTTCCAACATATCTTCCTCAGCTAAAAAATTTGCTGATTTACAAAATCAAGCCTCTAGATCTGCTAAAACCACCTCAGATGCCATTAAGGAACAACAAAAACAATTAAATATTGTTCGTTCTCTTAATATTAGAATTGATGACTTATATAGAGAAGCATCTAAAACAACTGGTGAAGCTGCATTTAATTTAAAAAAGCAAGCTGAAAATTTAGCTAATGCTAGAGATAATGCTAGAACTTTAGCAGTTGAGTATACTAAATTAGCCGAAGATTCTTCTACTCTTGATAAATCCTCTCGATTTTTTACAGGTTTATCTAAAATTATTAGTGATATCCCTATTTTAAGGCAATTTTCTACTCCATTTGAAGCTGCAGCGGAAGCCGCTAGAAAAACTACTATTGAAAATGCTAATAATGCTGGATTAAATGAAAGATTAGATAAATATAAACAACTCAGAACTCAAGGAAAAAATATTCAAGATGCTTTAAAAGAAACTAATCTAACTGCTAAAGATATTAAAATAGGAAAATTACCTTCTACTAACCCTTTAATAGCAGGATTTAAAGCATTAGGTCCTATTATATCTAAAGCATTTGTTCCTTTAGCTATATTTAAAACTTTAGTTGATGCTTTTAAATTACTTATTCAAGCTAGTTTTGCAGCTGATAAACGAGTAACAGATATAGCTAAAAACCTAAGTCTTAGTAAAGAAGCAGCTCGTGGAATTTATTCTAATATACTAGCTACTAAAGGTACCTTAGATACAAGTTTTGCTACTACCCAAAATATAGTAGATGCCTTTAATGAGTTAACACAATTAACTGAATTTGTTAACTTTGGTACAACTGCCCAACTTGAAACCCAAATTAAGCTAACTAAAGAGTTAGGTTTATCAGTTGATGAAGCTCTAGCTTTACAAGCTATATTTGCGGTTAATAATAATGAAGCTGATCAAGGTTTAGATATAATTAATGACCAAATAGCAGCATTTGCTAATGAAAATAAATTATTAGCTGATTCTAGTAAAATCACTAAACAAATAGCCTCTACAAATAAATTAATTCTTCTTAATTTTAGGGGTAATACAGCTGAACTAACTAAAACTGTTTTACAAGCTAATAAATTAGGTTTATCATTAGATCAAGTAAACAAAGTAGCTAATTCTTTACTTAATTTTGAACAATCTATTTCAGCTGAATTAAGCGCTGAATTATTAACTGGTAGACAAATTAATTTAGAAAAAGCTAGATTATTTGCTTTAAATAATGATATAGCAGGACTAACTCAAGAAATAACTAATCAAGGCATTACAGCAACAAGTTTTGCTAATATGAATAGAATTCAACAGCAGGCTATAGCTGAAACTTTGGGCATGCAAGCTGATGAATTAGGAGATGCTTTATACAAACAACAACTTATTGATAAAACTGCTCAGGGTTTTACTAAAAGATTAAGAGAACAAGCAAATCTTAGAGAAAAAGAAGGAGATAGTCTTGAAGCTATTAGATTAAGAGAAAGGGCAGCAGCAATTGAGCAAGGTATTCTTCAAGGTAAAGATTTAGAAGCAGCTAAAGCTCAAGTTGATGCCCAACAAAAATTTAATATAGCATTAGAAAGAGCCAAAGAAATATTTACAGATATTGTTAGTGGTGGTTTATTAGATGGATTAGTTAGTACTTTAGAAGATGTAGTTATAAGCTTAGAAAGACTTGGTTTTGGTGATAGAGAAGCTAGATTAGCAAGAGAAGTAGAACAAATAAGTCAAAAAGCTAAAGAAAAAAATGTAGCATTTAATGTTGAGGAATATAAACAACTTCAAGAAGATGCCCAAGAAGGTCTATTTACAGCTTTTATATCTTCTATAAATCCTCTTAGTTCTTTAAATAAAAGTACTAGAGCTCAAAAACGTTTAGGAGAAATAAATCAAGAAATAAAAGCTGATGATTTTATAATTCGTACATATCCAAAAGATGAGATAGTAGTAGCAGGTGGTACTAATTTAAGTGGAGGTTCAAATCAAGAAATGGTTTCTTTACTTAAAGAACTAGTAACAGCCGCTAAACAAGGTCAAAATGTAACAGTAGCAGTGGATGGTAATAACATATTTAAAGCTATGAATACAAGCAAATACATGAGTTAAATTACTCAATATTTATAATAAACCTTAAATTTGCAAATAAATGGGACTACTAGATAAATTAACTAACCAAGGCGGCTCTAACTTAACCGCTTACGATGGTAAAACCCCAAGTGTTAACCCACTAGCAACTAAGCAATCTAAATTGCATGCTTTTGGAGATACTGCTGGGTATTCATTAAACGGTTCATATAAGACCACTGTAAGCGCGGACTATACCGCTTACAATGATGGATACAACAATGCCCTACCTCAACCATCACAATTGGATCTAAACGGAAAAACTCCATCTAAGTACTTAGATAATCCTCCAGGATAATGCCATTACTCCAGATACTTACTGACCCGCAAAACTTTAGGTTTTATGCTGGCGGTAGAGGCCATGTCTCTAACGCTGGGGCTTTTGGTCAAAAAAGTATCCCATATGGTAATGACATGAAAGGTAATGGTTCAAGTAACCAACCTTACATTAAATCTCCAATTCCTGATGGATTAACCACAGATTTTTCTGATTTTTTATTAAGAGGGGGGGCATTAACTAACCCCCAGCTAGCTGCTCAAGATGTTAGTAGACTAACTCAAATGTTTACTGATACTAAATCTACTAGTGGTATATTTTTTACTACTAAACAACAATTACTTTCTCAGTCAGCAGTTCGTACTCAAACTAGTGGTGTAGTAAATGAAGGGATATATAATCCCTTAAATACAATTACCCAAGCAGGTGTAGTTTCACTTGGAACTCATTTAAATAAACAAGGTGATCCTTTTTTACAAACTGGAGCTTATGCTAATAATGATAATCTTTATTTTACTCGAGTAAGTCCTAATGTTAATGATCCTGGGGCTTCAAATAGAAGTAATCGATTAGTTCAGTTATTAAAAGGTACACTAGTAGGTAACAATGCTGAAGGACCAGATCCACAAGGATCATATATCATGAGATATACAGGAGGTCCTGGTTCAATTTTAGGTGTGGGTTATACTACTTTAAGAATTGGTAGAGATTCTAAAACATTTTTAACTAATCAACGTACTCAAGTATTAGGATCTGCCTATAGTCAAAATGCCTTTACTTTTGATTCATTCTTATTACGTAGTGTATCAGCAGATACATCATTGAGTAATCCTACTAATCCAAATTTACCTCCTAATTTTAATCTTTTAAGTCCTGCTGAACAAGAAGTTATTTTAGCACAATCAAATCAAGAGCCTAATTTAGTTCCTATAACTAATAAAAATCAAATTGCTTCTCCAAAATATCAAGATTTTAGAAAAATTTTAAGAAGTAAATTAGGCACTACAGCAGCAAAAAATGCCTCTAATAGTGGAGCTACTCCTGATACTCCAGAATATCAAACTGAAAACTACGAACAAAATTTTGGGTTTAATGATCCTGGTCAAAGAGCGGGTAAATCCTATATTAGTTATACTAAAGGAGTACAACGTACTGATGGAGATGGTAATCCAACTTCACTAGTAGGTGCTGTAGATAAAATTAATGCTTTTCCTATATACAGAAGTGAACAAGCCTCCGAAGCAGATGAATTAAATGATTTTGTTAGTTTTAGAATAGCTGCTATCGATAATAATAACCCAGCATTTAAACACTTTATGAATTTTAGAGCATTACTAGATTCATTTAGTGATAATTACAATGCTGATTGGGGTAGTGTAAGATATTTAGGTAGAGGTGAAAACTTCTATAATTACAATGGATTTACAAGAACTGTTTCATTATCTTTTACAGTTGCTGCTCAATCAAAGCAGGAACTTATTCCAATGTATAAAAAGTTAAACTATCTAGCCTCCAATCTAACCCCAGATTATAGCCCAGAAGGTTATATGAGAGGTCCTTTAGTACAATTAACCATAGGAGGTTATTTATACGAACAACCAGGTTTTATAACTGATTTAAATTATGATATGATAACAGATGCTCCTTGGGAGATTGGAATCAACGACTCAGGTAATGTTGATCCTACTGTTAAACAGTTATCTCACATGGTTAAAGTAACTGGATTTACATTTATACCAATCCATACATTTGCTCCACAAAAACAAGGTTTAGGGTTTGGTGGTATTGGATTAAATGACTCACAAGATATTCAAAGGTATATAGCTTTAGAAGATAAAGGAGGAACTAATTATAATAGAGCAGCATCTGTTAATTTACCTCCTAGAAGTCTTAGCCCAATAAACGTAACTCCTCCCCAACCAGGTACTGTAAGAAGAACTCAAGCTCTCCCACCACTACCTGACTATACACTCCCAATACAAAGAACTGATTTTCTTTAACCCATGAATAGATATCAAGGAATCCCAGTATTAAAGTCTGAAACAGGAAAACGAGTTTATGCTACATCTCGTTATCCTGAGATTCCTTTATCTGAAAATGATATCTATGTTTACACAACTCAAGGAGATAGATTTGATGTTTTAGCTCTACAATACTATGGTGATTCATCGCTTTGGTGGGTTATATCTATAGCCAATCCTAATATTAGTTTAATGACTCTAGTAATCCCAGAAGGAGTCCAAATAAGAATCCCAAATAATTTTGCTCAAGTAGTTAGTGAATTTAAATTGATTAATCAATTGTTATGAGTATAATAGGTCAAGGTTTAGATAAATTTGTTGTAGGACAAATTAAAACTAGACAAGAAATATACGGTTCTATAAATAGAAGCCCAGAAGAATTACTATATCTAAATAGTAGAACCTCATTTGTTAAAGCTATTTCAGCAGTTAATATCTCAGGAGATTATAACCCAGGTCCTGATAGACCTGAATTAACTGAAATCCTTAAACAATACTCAGGAAATAGATTAGCTAGTAATTTTATTTTATTTAATGGAACTACTCCTTCACCAACAAACCAACCTTCATCAAGAAAAGCAGGTATTCCTACTTCACTATTAGGGGGGTCTGATCTTTATCTTAATAATTTTGCTTATGGTTTGGGTGGTCTTGAATATGGTATAAGACCTATGCCGGGTGTTGTTTCAATGACTAATAAAAGTGAGGGTAATGGTTCTTTAGAAACTACTACTCTTCAAATTAAAGCATGGAACCGAGTTCAATTTGAAATTATTGATTTACTCTATTTAAGATTAGGTTATGGAGTTTTAGTAG